TTCTTGTCTCCCAGTCTTGCCGTTGCCTGAGTCTGCACCCAAGACATTTACCGCACGGTAAGAGCATTACGTCTTTTCGGTAAGCGATGCTTTCGTATGTCGCTGTCGGATTGTGCGCTCTTTCTCTGTACTTTTCTAAGGTCATTATTGACCCTGTTATGTTGTGGTCATTCGGATTGTATACGCGGATAAGTGGTCGTTCACAACTCATTATTTGCCTCCGTTAATATATTTGTTCATCGGATTAAGATTTGGTACTTTGCCGCTTCTTGCTTTGCGGTCAGCTCCGCTTAGCGCGTCCACCGTGTCGCTTCCGGCTTTTTTGCCGCTGTTTGTGTTCTGGTTAAACCAGTTCGTCAGATCCGGAAAAGTGGTGTGATACTCGTTACTCCCTACGCTGTGCGTTTCTCCATGTGAGTCTGTCCAGCTTCGGTATTCGCTGCTGGACTTGCTCCAGTTTGCTGTCGTGCCGCTGATGGTAGGCATACTAGAGCTTTGTGTTCCTACGCTTGGCGCACTGATGCTGCTTTGCCCAATGCTGCTCTGTGCACCGCTTGGTGTGCTTGCTCCGCCCTGTTGTGCTGCAAGTATCGGGTTGATTCCTGCTTTCTTCATGTCTTCTGTAGCTCTTTGGTAGGCCGTATTGCTCATCTGTTCCTGCCATGCTCGGTTTGCGGCTGCTTCTGCGCTGTTGTAGCGCATTGCAGCGTCTTGCTGGATGCGGTTGTAGACACCTTGCTGGATTGCTCCTAAGGTATTCAGGCCCAGTGCCAAGAGGCTGTTCTTGTTGTTCTGTAGGCTTTGCATTCCCTGTGCCTGCTGGCTCTGTCCAAGGAAGTACTTTGCCAGTTCTTTCGTCTGGTCTATGTTCACGCCGCTTTCGCTTGTACTGCTTCCAAGGCTACCTCCTACCGTGTTTGTGTAGCTGTCGCTTGCACTGCTTCCGCTGCCGCTCTGCCCTTTCAGTGCATTATAAATGCCCGATCCTGCATTGATGACGCTTCCTATTCCTCCAAGTAATTTGCTTGCTGTTCCTAAAAATGGTATTGCTGCTGTCAAAAACCCCATATACTAAAATAGCCGGGTTCCCCCGGCTTCCTCCTTTCTTAGTGATGGTCGATGAGTCCCGGAATCGAATAGACCGGCATACATCTTGTGGTTCTGTTCATGAAGTAAAAGTCTGCGATAAAGTCCGGCTGATCGCTTCTGGCGAGCGTCCGCTTCATTTCGGCGTTGCCCTGCTCCATCCATACCGTGCTCAGCGTTGGCAGCGCGTCGTAGTCCTGTGCGTAGTGCCATGCATCCAAGCTTTGCTGTGCATTGCTCCTAAAAAGGCCCGTTACCTTAGAGGGTTTGTAGCGGTAATCCGCCCAAGCCTCTTGGTAGCCAAAGGCCTCCTCGTCCTTTGTGCTGCCCTGTGCATAGATCTCCTTATTGAGGATAGCTTGTTCGCCAATATTGGCCAGTACGGGCCAATAGTAGTCGTATCGGCTCTTGCGCGACCACATTCGTTCGATGCCTTGCTGGTATGTCTGGTCTGTGCGTACTACTGCTAGGCCCATGATGAAGCCATGCTCAGTAAACGACTTTGTGAACATCCCTTTACTCATTGTGGTTACAGACAGCGCTGCCGTGTTGCCCTGCGGACTCGTGCTGTCAGTTGCCGATGTTTGGATGACCTGTGACACGTTGATGGGTAGCCGGTATCCTCCCAGATACTCCGGAATCTGCATTCGGGAATCTGGCGATGTAACGCCAAAATGTTCGCGTAATACTTCGCGGTAGCGCGTGCCGCCTCTGGCATCTTTTTCCAGAAGTTTCTGAATTTGGAAAGCTTGCCGCAACTGGTTAATTGTTACTGCATTGATGTTTACGCCTAAAGTTACTTTTGCCAGATTTCCGCTTGCGTCGTTGTAGCGGTTGCCGTTTCCGCTTCCTTCGCTCCTTATCGCTGTGATTTGGCTGTTTGTGCTTCCCGTCGTGTCGTTTACCCAGGTATTGTTTGGACCGAATGCAAAGGTGTTTGGCTCGTATTTATAGGCTGGTGTACCATCTTCTAGTAGCGGTAGCACTTTTCCGTCACTCAGACCTAGGCTTATCGGCTCGCCTTTCTGCGGCTCCGGGAGCGCTCCGGTGTAGTAGTCAAACACCTTCGCTGCTTTGAGCGGCTTTGCCAAAGTGATGGCGCTGTCGTTGGTAGCGCTGCCGTCGTTTTTGCCGGTCGTGGTTGCGTCTGTCACTTCTACAAGCGTCGGCTGCGTGATGTTTTGGTTTCTAAACCACTCGTTATAGATAAGGCCGTATGCACGGCCTGGCAGTGCGCTTACGCTGATACCTTCTACTTTGGTAGGCAATCCCAGATAGTCGGCTAGCGTTCCTTCTGCCCAGCCTCCAGCTGGTGCTGTCACCTGCGGTACTCTGTACTCCGTCTTCGGCGTCCATGCTGTTTCCCGGTTTTCGCCCATGAACTCTTTCCAATGATTCCAGACCAGTCTGTTCGGGACAAAAAAGAAATAAAAATCGCAAAAGGCGTTGTCCATAACAGGAAAGATGGGAGTTGCCATACGCATTACACATGCAAGGTCGATTTGGTGCGTATCACCCGGTAACACCTCATCCAGATAGATGGGGATAAGGTCGCCCGTGTTAAAAGTTGTTTTGTTGTCGCTGTTACGTTGAAAGCGACTTCGGCTTACGTCAACTTGCGGATTTTCCGCAAATTGGTTTTCGGAATTTCGGTTCACTCGCTCGTCTCCTCTTTTTTGTGTATTTTGCCCTCTGTGGTGCTCTTATCAGCCTGTGCTGCATCGTTCGCTTTCGTCAAAATGCCCATTTTATCGGCCCACTCTTTTGTGCCGTATGCCATGACGTATGCTTCGACGTCGTAGTCCCATTTTGCTTTGACTTCCACCGGTAACTTTTTGAACTCGTCTTCGGCGTCTTTGATTCGTCCGTACCACTCGTGATAGCTTGTCGGCACGTCAGAGATGTCCACGAATGCTCCGCTGTTTTGCCAGTCTTGGGCTCCCAGTGCTGCCGGATCATAAGTCGCTTTTTTGATGATGTTTTCGATTTTGGTTTCGTCCAGCCTGCTCTGGATGAGTGCATAGACGTCTTTTTCACCGGTTTTTACCAACTCCCGGCCTGTGTCCTTTAGCTGATACCCATATTCCGGTTCGTGCCCGTCTCCGGTTAGGCTTGTGTGCCTTACCTGTCCACTGTATGCGCTTCGGAAATTACTCATTGGGTTTGCCCTCACATACCGTCATGTTCGTGTTGTCCATGATTTCGCCGGTTTCGTCCTCCATCGTGCAGATATAGTGCAGACTGAAATCTTCCGGCTTGACGCTGATAAAGCTGTCTTTGTTTTTCTGCTGACTCTCAAAGAGTCTGCTTGCGACTGCGTCGTTCTGCTGTTCGAAAAGGCCGCTGTAGGTCTTGGCGATCTTGTCATAGATTGCGTAGTATCTCTTAAGCATTACAGCCTCGTCCCTCCTCTCATGTTTTTCGGACTGACATTGACGGCTTTAGTTTTCTTTGCCGTCTGCGTAAAGACTTTTTTGTCTTTGCTGGTGCTCATTTTGGCTCTCTTAGCCATTGTTCTCTTCCTCCTTGCTGTCGTGAAGTGCGTGATAGATCATATCAAGCTTTTCGAGAATCTCCATCATAATTTGTACTGCTTTTTTGATGTCATTTGCCTTTAAGAGTGCCATATGTTCACCTCCTTCTTGATTCTTTCGGCTTTGAGCTTGTAGATCTCTTCTATGATAGCCTTGGCCTCTTCTACAGTATACGCTCGATTGAGCGCTCTGTAAAGCTTTTTGATGAGGTATTCGAAGTCTTCTGCTTCTGACGGCTTTACTGTGCTGGTGCTGAGTTGTTTTCTCCGCGTTTCTGTCATTTTGAAACACCACCTTCCTACAGTCTATTATAATGCCTTTCCGTAAAAAATCCACCGGCGTTTTGCCCAAGGTTGCGCAGCAATTTTGGGCAAGGCGTCGGTTTCTCGCCCGCAGGCGAGATTGTTTATACTAACCGGTGCCCAGTTAGTCAGGCTAACCGGT